GGGAAGTAGATATGATGCAAAACAGGGGATAGACGGCATTGTCACACTTACTAATGACCCTCTAGCTATTGACAATATCCGAAAAATAAAAGCTGGCGACCGAGTTGTGTGTAATGACGATGGAAATTCAGGAACAGTATTAGCAGTAGACGATGATAATTACGGTTGTACAGTACTATTCGATGATACATTAGAAACATGGATAGAATGCGACCAATTGTCCAAAGAGTAATTTTCTAAACGGCGAATAGAGCGGGGTTCTATTCGCCGTTTAGAATTTAGCCTTGCATTGTCCCATGCAACTGATTTACAGCTTCCATATTTGCATTTTGTTGCGCTTGTTGGAGTAATTGAGGTGAAAGCCCGTCAGGAACTCTCCCCTGTGCGAGTTGTTCCTTTTGGCTCTTGATACTCTGTAATAGTTCATCGGCAAACGGGAAATCTCCATGCTCAAGCAACTGCTCTACGCTGATCGCTTGGGACTGGTACAACTGCATTAGCATATCATTAGCAAGATGCCTGTATGCCGGTGTTGAAGTACTTTCAGTAATGCTTAAGTCAAATTCTACATCCCGGATTTTCTTCGGGTCATATTCAATTTGCGCACCACTCCTACCAGCAATATTGAACACACGTTTCGTATCATAAAACTGCTGCATGTTCTTCACATCTTTGTATGCCCCGTCCACAACAAAGCAACTAAAACACTCAAGCAAATCTAGTAATGATTTTGTAGCATTCTCTGTCTGTTGATTGTAATGTGATGCACTTTCCCCCGAATATCCCGGCTTTCCCTGCAATGCACCAGTTACCCCCGAAATATCCTCAAAGAATTTCAATTGCATATTCAGTAGTTCGGCAATGCCTATGTTCGTGGAGTTGTTAGCTACCTGTTCCGGTACCTTGCCACTTTTGCTTGGTCTGTACACAATGACACCATTGAACTCCGTCCAGCTCTCTGCAATATCGTCAATGCTCACACCATCAGGCAAAGAATCTTCCGGCATCATCAATACACCTTTTGCGCTTGCCCTCATAATCCAGTCATAAAGCGTTATCAATCGGTTGGTGTATCGTTGCTGGTCTATCACATCCGCCACGAATGAGTGTATTTCACCATCAATAAACGGATAAGCTTTGAAAACGTATGGATGACTGCCATGTTCGTAGGGCGTCTCCCCTTCCCTCAATATATCACCGAATGGAGATAGATAATAGAAATACCAATAATCATCTACAAACCAAGTAGCTTTTATCAACGGTACTTCTTCTTCAGGCATACCCACCTCCTTGGCCATACGCATACGTTCTTCGTTTTCAGCAAGTACTACTTGTGCATAATCTTCCTCATCTATCTTGAAAATGTCACCATTTTGGTAATCATGACAACGGTATCTCGGCTTCTGTTCCTTACGCCATATTTCTATTACCCTGCATCTTCCCGGCTCACTGGTAAAGAGAAAATCGTAATTTTCTAACCGACTATACCCAAATCGCTCTGCGTAAGTGGCTATATAATCCTTTCTTGCAGCCCACTTATAAATATCACGAAGCTCACGATATTCTTGCGGACTGGAAGCAAATTGCTCACACAGTTGCCCAAAAGATATATCATGTACTTCTCCAAGCACGGACACATCCCAACCTCTAAAATCCCTCATATTGTTATCAATGAAGAAATTGTTCGGCTGTACATAATCCGTCCAGCAATCTTCTTTACCATTACGCCAACCATATGATTTACGATGAACAATAAAGCCACTGATTAGAAATTCTTCCATACTTCGAGCGTACACATCGGGCATTCGGTTGAGTTGCATATTGCATTGTAATATAGTACTCATTGTTTCACCGAGCTTCTGTTCATCTCTATCACGTGCTGTACAAGTAGGTTCTTTACTTTGGCTGCGGTACACCCCCAATACACTGCGTACAAGCCGACGAATAAGATTATTTTTCAATGGCACATTACCTTGGCTCTTGATATATTCTTCTTCAGTCATGGATTTACCATCAACACAAATCATATCATCCCATTGAAAACCATAAGTATAGCGTTTATTGCGTTCCCGGTCTTTTCGAAAGTCCTCCATCTGATTCCAATAGTACTGCGCTTCCATTAGAATATCAAATGCTCTGCGACCACCATACCGCTTTGCAGAAGCAACGGTATCAATTTCAGATAGCTCATTCCGTTTCGGCGCAATTCGGCTCATTGGTAACAATTTTCCTTTGCCTTTATTATGCATATTTTCGTTGTTTAATGATTGCTTAGAGTACAAAAGTAGTACCCAAAGCAATCATTTTAGGTTTAACTATTTACGTTCGTCTTGCTCCATCTCTAAAATGAATGTCCGCTTTAACTCATTAATCCTCTTTTCAAGTTCTTCTGCTTTTGAGGTATCTCCGATTTCCTTAGCAGTATCATAAGCTTTCTTTAGTTTTGAGTAAATACGTTCCATTTCTTTCATTTTTACATATTCAGGATCAATGATAATCTCGCTTATCAGTTCTGCTTTCTTCTCCAACGGTAAACTCAAATCACCTTTAATGGCGCTGAATTCACTCGCCTTTGCACGGTATGCATCCAAATAACCAAAGAACTTCTCATCCAGCCCCCTACCTACATTACGTTCATCGCCACCGCTCATCAACATTCGGTTGGCAAGCGGAACATAACGCCAATCAAAATCTTTTTCACCTGTTCCCACATTGATCAAATTACGAATTTGGTTGGTTACAGTGAAGAAGCCGCCGGTGTATTGTTTCAATAGATACTCAATGGCAGCAGGATTCAAGTCAATAGTACCTTTCCTATACTTGCTTCCTCCACTGACTTCGTTCAGTGTTTCAGAAAGGTTTACAAGGTCTTTATTCGCACTCTTATAGGCTTTCGTCCAATTCGGCATATATTTATTGTAGGGTGTATCTTTCCATATCGGACTACCGTACCAACTCTCGTTATTCGATACTTCCACCATCGGCTTGACGCTGCTTGGCCACAACGCTTTTGTCCCCTCCATCATATCTACGGGAAGCAATTGGCTCATCTGTGCCAATACATCGCTAACCTCCAATTTCTCGTTATGGAACAGGGAAGAACCGGTAAGTTCTCCCATCGCATACACAGCTCGGTACTCGATAGGCAAAGGAATCTTTATCCATGCGTTACCGGGCCCCTTGACAATGAGGTTCTGTCTGCGAGTATGTTCGGGTATGTCATAGTAGCTGTCATCGTCATCATCACCTCCAGCCGAAGCAAGTGCGGTAACAAGCATGGCTAAACCATACCATGATGCAACGACAGTACCCATTTTGCCGGGATGCCTCATCGCATACTTCAAGAAGTTTCCGAACGTTCCTTGCAGGGCGGCATTCCAAAAGATATATCCGGCTCGTCCTGCACCCGATACACCGGCTGCTACATTTCCCAACATGGTTTGTCCTTCAGCCCCCAAGAACTTATCACCTGCGCCTTTCTTGTTGAAGTTCACACTGATTTCCTTGGCATCCCAAATACTGCGGTCTATTGTCCGTCCCGCATTCCTGCTTGTTACAAAGGCGGCAAATCGAGCACGCATCTCTATACCTCGTCCCACTTCGCCTATCCAGGTAGCCATACATTCACGTACCACATGGGCAGGAATTTTTTCATTCGCCGCTTTCAGCATCTTCTTGATTTCTTTCTTATGCTCGTCAATGTCTGCCATTCTTGAAAATCCTGTCTCGCCACCGTTCATCATGAACTGATAAAACATTTTCTCTATTTCATCATTCATATCAAGCGTTCCCCTGCGGTATTTATCCAATAACATAACCATTCTTACAATAGGTAACTTCGCAAAGTTCATGTTATATTGAATAGCATATTTCGGACTTTCCTTAACCCACACCATAGAATTAGAATATACCATATCACGCAAGAAGTTACTTGCAATAAAGTCCGGCTGTAATGTGGTGTACAATGAGGACAGTGTTCTATTCACATCTCCAATGAGATGTACAAGCTGACCGATACTTCCGCTGATATCATTATCCGGGTTCGTCTGTCCGTTCAATGCTTGTGCAGCTCTCGGATTACCGTTGATGGTAATCACATAGTCTCTGCCGTTTCGCTTCACCACCACTTGATGCTGTCGCAAATTACGGTTCTCTACCACACGGTACGGAATGTTTACCGCATCCTTGCCGTGCTTGTAATTATCGGGGGCAGATTCAGCAAGCTGCTTCATCTTATCCTCAAATTCGTTCATCTTTCGCTCTACCTCTTCGGGACTATCGTTGATGTCAATATTGTCGGGGAATATCGGCTTCCATTCATCAGCAACCGCATCATACTGCAACCACAAATCACTCACACTAACAAGGTCGCTCGGATGGTTGAGGGCAAAGTTCAAGAACTTCTGCTTCACGAGTTTGTTGCGGTTTCCTTGCATAATGGCACTCTCGGCCATGGATTGTAGGTTGGCAAATGGATCATCTGCTTTAGAGCGTCTTCCCTCTGCTTTCTTGATAGGTGCATTGAACAGACTCTGCTTATGTGTAAGGTAAGCGTATGCTTCAGAACTCGTTTTTTCATCAAATCCACGCAAAGGGATATAAAACTCATACATATCTCTTACACTGTCGTAGGTTTCCTTGCTCATCATTCCGCATTCGTAGGACTTGGAAAGGACTGCCTTGCTGACGGCATTAACCTTGCTCCACAATGCGGTGGTGTCGTGTGCGTTTTCGTACTCATCTACCATAACCTGTGCTTCGGCTTCTGCATCTACAATCTCTTCCATACCTGTAAGGGCAGTAAGACCTGCATAATCACGCTTACGACACTCGTCGATAAAGTCCTGCAAGGTCTTTGTACTCTTCGGATGCTGCTTCTGATATTCCGCGAAGTCCTTTTGTGCATCACGCTCCGCCATTACTCTATTGCGTTCAAGACCGTGTTTAGCCATCATATAATCGGTCAGTTCCTCGCGCTCTGCTGTATTATGCGCAAGTTTGGCTACTTCTTCAAGCATTGGCTTGAACAATAGGTGCGCAAAGGCATCGGCTTCGGCTTTGTTCACACTTGATAAGCGGTTCTCACCTAAGTAGGCATTTTCAAATCCATCAACATCTTCCATTCGGGTATTCTTGCCGAGGATTGCGGTCATTGCTTCTTTCAAACCAAGCATACTATCTTGCAAGGCTTCCTGTGACTGATACATTCCACTCTTCACACGTTGTTCATATTTTGCTCGTGCCAAAGTACGCTCGTGTATTTCGGGATCACCGTCTCGGTTCAGTACATCATCGGTTGAGGTGTCGGCAAATTCGCCAACCCTCAACTTGTGCTGCATAGCAATGTCGGCAGCTTCTCCGAACAGGTTGCTGTGCTTACCCTCTTTCAGATTTTCATAACTACGCCAAAGGATATAACGGAGTTCATTATCCGTCAGAGTAACCCCTCTAAAATCGGAAAAGCCCAATTTGTCGAGCATTTCAAAGAAGAATTGTTTTATCCTCTGCCACCAACCGTTTTTACGTGCTTCCTCGAAATTAATGTGTTCGGCAAGTCCGGCAAGGTATTCTTCGGTAGCCTTGCGGAAATCCCAACCATTCTTTGAAGCCATATCTACAATACGTCTGCGTATAATTTCATCGGCATTGTTGAATACATTATCAAGGAATGTATCAAAATGTTCTCCGAACAACTGCCGTAAGCCGTAGTGTGCCACAGCCTCGTGAAGTAGGGTCTGCTCAACGTCAAACATGCTCGTGTGATTAGGGATGACAATAGTTATCTTTCCTGTACTCTTTGAGTAGAATCCTTTCGCACGCTGTTTCTTGCCATCCAGTGTTGAGGCATCGGTAACAACCTCCACATTGTCAAGATGCAGTTTCTCTGTCAGGCTTACCACACGCTCTGCCATTCTTTGGCGTTCACGTTGTGCAAATTTCCTCCGTTGCTTTGCAGTTCTCCTTGACTGTCCAAGCAGTTTTGCCACCGAGTCATTATCATAGCTGACCTCATCATCGGTATATGCACCATCATCTTCACGTTTTAATTCATCATCTTCTTCCGAGGTAGAAACATTATTTGCCGTTTCTACTGTGGCATCCATTTCCGCATACTTGGCTTCCTTTTCTTCCAATTCTTTCTTCATCAGTTCGGCATATTCTTCCAACTGTGATTTCGCTTGTGCCAATTCCTCTTCATACTCGAAAGGTTTGCCCTCTCTTGACAAGAGTTCTTTCAATTCGGTCTCATTGTGTTTCTTGCTTCGTTCAGCGGCTTCCAATCTTTCGGCAAAGTTCTTTCCTGTAATCACATTGCCGGTAATGTCCTCAATGGCATTACGGAGCAGATTTTGACGTACAGGAACATCCTCGATACCGAGTTCTGTACATGAATAAGTCATTTTTCTTTCAACGTCATTGAACAAAGTTGTACCATCACGCATGGTCTGTCTTGTCAATTTAGTTGTTACAATGAATGGGAAATTGCCTATCTGTATAGTCAGTTCTCGCTTTTGTTCCCCTGCAATATCACCGTCTTTCATCTGCTTCATTTCAGCAAGAACAGTCTTGTTGTGTTCCTTGAAGAAATCATCCATTGTATCAACAGAGGTAAAGCGATGTTTGCCGATTACAATCTCTTTGAATTGTTCATCGGGGAATGATGCACGTACAGCCTCCAAGGATCGGCTGTTATCCTCAACACGCTTTTCAGCATCTTTGATAAAGGCTTTTAACCTTGGCTTGGCATTATGGATGTAGGCTTGGTCTGTTTCCCATTGCTTTTTACGGCTTGCATACTTGCGTACATTCTTTTCCGCATTGTTTTTCAGCATGGCATACTCACTGCCGGAGAGTTGTGCTATAGTATCTCCAAACACATCTTCTTCCTCCTCAAGCACACGGTTGGTCATACTGTTCGACATCATCTGCTTGCCATTCATAATACTATCGGCAATGGCCCCCTTTGTTTTCAGACGTTGGTAGGCGGTAACGTCCAGACTATCCTCTACACCGAAACGCAAGATACGTACAGGTTTATTCATA